ACAGACTAGAGCATTGTCAGAGACCCTAGCATTGTCAAAGACCCTAGCATTGTCAAAGACCCAAGCCTCGCCAGAGACCCGAGCATTGTCAAAGACCCGAGCCTTATCAGAGACCAGAGAATTGCCAAAGACCCAAGCATTGTCATAGACCTGAGCTTTGCCAGAGACTTCAGCTTTGCCATAGACCTGAGCATTGTCATAGACCAGAGCATTGCCAAGGACCCGAGAATCAGGGCCAACATAAGCTGTATCTGCTACCTTAGCAGTATCAGCAACCCAGCCACCACCGTTAGAGTGCTTGTGGGCAGGGACAGGCCCGTAACCAAAATCAAAAGTAGTCATAGTGTCCTCCGGCGGCAGCTGTTACGGCCGCTACGACTGCTATGGTCTTAATCACCCCTTTTCTCCTATCTCGTTGAGTAAATTGTGAAGGCGGTTTGCTGCTTCGGAGAGCTTCGAGAAGTCAGACATAAACATATCGCCCTCCATCTCCCACAGATTATTGACTGGTCCCTTGATCATGGGTGTTATGCGTCTGATAAACTCCTCTAAAGTTACGTTCTCTTGGTAGTCCCATCGGTAGGTATTCATGCTGCTTCCCTTTCCTCAGCTGCGAGGCCAATCTTGTACCAAAGTGGTGCATCGGTGTTCTTCCATCGTGCCATATACGATTTCTCCCTGATGTAGTAGTTCCTATAGCCTACCACAGCGTCGTCTGCTTTGCAATGGTCAGGCATACATTGCGGAGGGTCTGTGAACCCGTTTACTGGTATGTTTTGCGGATAAAACCGCAGTTTCCACCAGAGACCACTAGACTGGACCTTGTGTACTTTCTTGTAGCGGGACTGGTAGTGATCCAGCAGGTGTTCCAGAATTTTGTGCAGCTTCACGTAGTGCGCCCAAGACTCTCGGACCCAGACAGCGCTGGGATGATTCTTGTGGGTGGCCTTGTAAAAGCCTTGGCTGTCAGCGTTCTGGTCGCCATCTAGGACACGGTGAGCAGTGCTTAGCAGCTGCGCATACTCCAAGATCATCTTGACCACGTGTTTGTCGCAGTGCATCTCGGCGCATCGCTTGGGGTCTCTGTCGAGGTAGAAGATGTTCATTTCCTGCCTTTCAGTTGCTGCTCTATCAGTATAGCACGGCCGAGGAATAATGCCAGCAATTGTGCGAATATGCTCATATTTTCTCCAGTTCTTCGATGGTCACAATGTCCTCCGGGTCATAATTAGAAAAGACCCGGCGGACCTCTTGGCGACAGACACCGCAGAGGTCTTCACTCAGCGGCTGCGTAGGTGGCAATAGTGCGTCGCAAATGGCACAGTGCATCAATCTTCCTTCACGTAGACCGGGCGGTCGCCCAGTTGGTTAAGACGGGCAATCATGTTCGAGTGGTCGATCAGTAGGTGCCTCAATTGTTCTCGTCTGATCTGAACCTGCTTCCCTCTGCCCTTATCTGCGAACAGGTGGGCATCGTGGAACTCGTCGTCAGTTGTGTACAATTTGAATGTTCCGGGCTTCAATATTGTCCTCCCTTAGTTTACCCTTAGGTAACCCTTAGTCCTACATAGAGTATATATCCTCTATTGAGGGACTAAGGGTTACCCTTAGGATACAAAGTGTATCCTCTATAGTATATATATGGTGATGAATTTTCAGATTTCAAGGGGTCTCCAGATATTTTTTTTCGTATTCCTCGGCGCACCGTTGGGCCATGGTCTGAATAATCCGCTGGCGCTTGTAGTTTGCCAGCAGGTTCTCAGGCGAGCCAATGGGGTGCAGTTGTAGTTGTTTCTTGATGTGCAACAGGGCGCACGTTAGCTGATGGTCTGTCATTCGTCTAGCTCCTTCGGTATGCATCCCCAGCCGTCGCACAATTGGCACGTCCGGATTGATTGTCTAGGGCCATATGGGGTCTGTTTGTCATAGTCTACTACCCCGTCGCCTTGGCATTCGGGGCATTCGTGCCAAGCGATATTCTCTGATTTGTATTTTTGCATGGGTCTAGTGCTTCGGATAGCTGACAAACGGAACCGCCGGATTCCAACATGCGCGACAATCGCCGCAATTGTTGCCCTGCGATCTGGCAGGACAGGCGTAGCCCTTAGGTGCGGCCGTGTACACTTGCGAGCCATTGATCCCTTGGGGCTTGTCGCCGTCGAGCTTGGACGCTGATACGCGAACATTAAGATTGTCCGGCAACGTGTTGCCCATGGCGAGCCAATCGGCGACCATTCGGCGTTCTTGTGTCGGCAACCAATATCTGATTTTCGGCGTCAATCGTGCGACTTCAGCGATAGCGTCGAGCATTTCGATTGATTGCAAGTCGCCGCTATCGAACCAACGGTGATATCCGTCGACGTTATATCGCTCAATCTGGAATACCATGCTGGCAACCCATTGATCGCGCGGCGTGGCATTCCAGCGCGATAGATTGTCTTTCCAGCCTTGATCTACACTCGGCCGAAGCTTTTGAAGCTTGCGAGCGTAACAGCTGGCACATGGCGTTCCGGCAATCTTGGCCAATTTGGAACCGGTTATGCAAGCGAATGCGTCGATTGCGAAAGTAGTTCCCGGCATTTTCGTGTTGCCAGTCGAGACTTTGCCAGCTAGCTTTGCTTCTTTGACTTTCATGATAGGATCCATTCTTTGAATGTTTTCGGGAATTGTTTATCTGCTACGCATTGTACATAGATTGTGTACTCTTGCCAAGCCTTGGGCGGAGCGTCAGGGTGCGCATGCTTTTGCAGCGCGATAAACCGCCGAATTGACGCAGTGGTTTTGAACATTGTCTTTCCTTTCAGGTTAACACGCTGGAACGGGCGACCATTGCTGGCCGCCCGCTCGGACGTGTTAACCCGCAAAATTCCACAACATTTTTGCGGGCGATTTCCGTTCGATATAAACCGAACGCAACCCGGCGTGTACCGCGAAGAATGTCTTTCCGGTTTTCATCCCGTATCGTTTCTTCGCGGCCCGTTTCCGGATTAGTCCCCACGAAAAGCGGTAACCGGTGGTTCCGTCAGTTAGCTTTGTACGTTTAAACATGGCATTCCTTTCCTATTGCCGTTGAAACACTCCCATTATACCCGGAATTGTGGCAACATTGTGACAATGTGCATCCAATTTTGCATATCTGCTATGCGCTTGTGTCTATTGACACGGCAAATCTGCATAGCTCAGGGGTCCAGCTATGCGCTCAGTACATGGCCTAGGGTCGCCCGTGAGTGCCCTTGTCGCATGTCCCGGCTAGGTACATACCTGAAAACATAGATCGCGCTCTATGGCGCTCTATGGCCGTTTTAGAGGCATATGCGCTTTTTGCATGGCTACGTTGGCTACTCAATAGTTGGCAACAAAATAGTTACGAAACCGGAACAATTGCATGGACCAATTGTTTACATATCAACAATTTGATATCTAACTAACGCACTCACACGCACTTTAGAATTTTTCTAAACTGTCACACCATTGCCACGATCGAATACGTCAGCAACATTGACCCAATATTGGCGTTCCCAGGGCAACATTGGGACAACATTGCTGACCTATTGGCCCAACATTGGGACAACATTGCTGACCTTGTTGGATGTTCGCGCTTTGTTCCAACTTTGTTCTCGTCTGGAATAAAACAGGAACAAAAGAGGTACAGACCCCCCACGGTGTTATCATCATTATCATGTTCTCTGTGTCCATTCTGGGGGTAATTTTGAAAATCACCATTGACACACCATTGTTTTTCCTATATACTAGCTGTAAGAATAACCCTAGGAGGGGACTCTATGAAAACTAAGAAGTATGCGTCTTACGAAGAGCCAAAGACGTTAGACAAAGGGCTAACTGACAAGGAACACGAGTTCATCGTGAACCTCGTGGACAACCACCTTGAACCAGAAGAGGCGTTCTTCAAAGCTGGGTACACGGCTGAGCGGTCGAACTCCAAGAATCGAGCAAAGCGTCTCCAGCGCCACCTTTGGCTCCACATTGAAAAGCGGATCAAAGAGCGAGTCGGAGAGACAGCTACTCTGGCTCTGACGGTCCTAGAGCGACTGATGCGCGAAGCGGAATCCGAGAACGTCCGATTGAACGCTGCGCGAGACATCTTGAGCCGTGCGGGTTACGATGCAACGCACAAGCAGGAGACTGTGATTCGAGAAGTCTCCGAGTTGTCTGACAAGGAGCTTGACGAACAGATCGAGCGGTTGTCTAAAAACGTGGTAAAGCTACGTGGATAAAGTTGAGGTACTGAAGCTTCTACAGGAAAAACAGCGCAGAATAGAAACAACCCGGATTCTGCAATACGAGCCTTATGGCTACCAGACGAAGTTTCACACCGAGGGTCAAGATTGCGCACAGCGCATCCTGATGGCCGCTAACCGAGTAGGAAAAACCTATTGTGGTGCAGCTGAAACAGCGTACCACCTGACAGGCGACTACCCGGAATGGTGGAAGGGAAGAAGGTTTAATCGCCCGGTCAGAGTCTGGGCAGCTGGCGAGTCTAACGATACGACCAGAGACATCATCCAAAAAGAACTCTTTGGCAACCCACAGGACCCAACGCGCAGAGGCACCGGAGCAGTACCGCTAAAGAACATCATCGAGACCATTCGTAAACCCGGTGTCCCCAATGCCTACTCAGCTGCGCTCGTAAAGCACAAAGCTGGAGGAAACTCCCAGATCAGCTTCAAGGCATACGAGCAGGGATTCGAGAAGTTCATGGGTGAGTCAGTAGATGTCATCTGGCTCGACGAGGAACCGAAGCAGGAGATTTTCTCTCAGTGCATCACGAGAACCGCAGATACAGGTGGAATAGTCTATATGACTTTTACGCCGGAGCGTGGCATGACCTCTGTGGTCTCGGCGTTTATGAACGAACTGAAACCCGGACAAAGCCTGACGACAGCCACTTGGGACGACGTAGATCACCTAGACGAGAAGACGAAGGAACAGCTGTTAGCCGTATATAGCCCAGCTGAGCGCGATATGCGCTCTCGTGGTATTCCGGTATTCGGCTCTGGTCTGGTGTTTCCGGTAACAGAGGAGGACATCACCTGCGAGGATTTCGATCTTCCAGAGCACTTTCCCAGACTTGCTGCTGTGGACTTTGGCTACGACCACCCTACGGCAATCAGCTGGGTAGCATTTGATCCGGACGACGATGTCATCTACGTCTACGACGAGTATCGCAGAAGCAAAGAAACACCATTGACACACGCAGCTGTGATCAATGCCAGAACACCCGGTATCCCTGTAGCATTCCCCCATGATGGACTACAGCATGATAAGGGATCAGGCATTCAGCTGGCCCAACAGTATCGAGACCTAGGCGTCTATATGCTTCCTGAGCATTTTAGCAATCCACCAGCGGAAGGCAAATTGAATGGTAATAACTCGATTGAAGCAGGGCTTAGCGAAATGCTACAACGCTTCGAAACAGGTCGTCTGCAAATCTTTTCAAGTTGTGTTGAAACTTTGGAAGAAATGCGTCTCTACCATCGCAAAAATGGTAAGGTGGTTGCGATCAAAGACGATCTGATTTCAGCGATGCGCTACGCTGTTCTCTCTGTAGAACGCTTCGGCGAAAAGCTGAAAAACAAGACTCATTACCGCAAGTACGGTTTTGAACAGGAAATCAAATACTCTAGCTCAGGGATAGTCTGATGCCAATCCGCAAAGTCAAAGGTGGCTACAAGTGGGGCAGTAAGGGCAAGGTCTACAAGACCAAAGCTGGAGCAGCTAGGCAAGCACAGGCAGCTTACGCAAGCGGGTATAAGGAGAAGAAACGTGGCTAAACAAGGACTCTATGCGAACATCAATGCTCGCAAAAAGAAGGGCATCTCGCGTCCTAAGAGCAAGAGCACCGTCTCCGACAAAGCTTACGCAGCGATGAAAGCCGGGTTTCCCAAGAAGAAGAAGAAATCCTGATGGCTCATAATATGACAGACGACGAAATCATTGGTCTCGTAGAAAGCGAGATCAACGGGTCCAGTGACTACATGGACTCTGAGATCAGCCAGCAGCGCGAGAAGGCCATCGAGTATTTCTACGGCGAACCCTTCGGCAACGAAGAGGATGGCCGCAGTCAGGTCGTAGTCACTGATGTCCAAGATACCCTGATGTGGATGATGCCCAGCTTGATGCGCATCTTCACAGCTGGAGATCGTGTTGTCAAATTTGTCCCCGAAGGTCCGGAAGACGAGGACATCGCAGAACAGGCGACCAAGTACGTGAATCACGTGTTCTACAAGCAGAATAACGGATTCATGGTGCTGTATAATCTCTTCCTCGATGCCCTGATGCAGAAGGTCGGCGTCGTAAAACACTACTGGGAAGAGATCGAAAAGACCACGACTGAGACCTACGAAAACCTGACGGAGCAGGAATTTTCGATTCTGATGCAGGATGACGAGCTAGAGCTTGTCTCCAACGAAGAGATCACCGAGATCACTGAGCAGCCGGACCCGTTCACCGGAGATATGATTCAGATCGAAGAGGTTTACCACAACGCGACCTTCGCCAGAACGACGATGAGCGGCAAGGTCACGATTGAAAACGTGCCGCCGGAAGAGTTTCTGATCAATCGTGGTGCCAAGACTCTAGAGGACGCTCGGTTCATCTGCCATCGCTCGCACAAGAGCAAGAGCGACCTGATCAAGATG